TTGCATCATGTTAAACTTATTCCGGAGGTATAATGGATTACAAAACAGAAGAAAGTAAGGCAGAACAATTCTTTTCAGAGTGTATAGGTATTCTAACAAAGAAAGCCCATGATTATGCTAACAATGATGATTGCTTTTTAAACTTCAGGCTATCATCTATGATATGTAAAGAATCTACAGAGCTAAACTTCTTAAACCACATAGCAACTAAAGTAGTACGACTTGGTGAACTATGTAATGGCAAAGAACCTAAGAATGAATCGATAGGGGATACACTACAAGACCTTTCAAACTATGCTTGTCTTATGAAACTATATATAGACAATAAAGAATAATTTACTATTGACACACACAACATATTGTGGTATATATATAGTTAGTTCTTTTGAATGGGGATTACCTAACAACCCAGCTTAGGGGTACGGTGCAGATAAGTAATTTGGTTTTACTTGTTCTGGCAGTCCGAGACATACGAATAGATGACTAAGCTATGGACTTGCAGGAGAGGGGATACCCTCACTTAAATCAAAACCTGCTCCCCACCTTAAATATTATGAAAAGTAAAAGAGATACAATATCCTTAAAAGAAGTTGAAAGATTAGCTGGGTTTGGTTTTATAGACAAAGAGATAGCATATATCCTGGACGTAGGAGTAACTACTCTTAATAAATACAAACATGAACCGGAGTTTAAATCTGCATTAGAACGTGGGAAGCTTGTAGCTGACAAGAAAGTAGTTAAGAGTTTATACAATAAGGCAGTAGGATTCAAGCATGACAAGAGATATTATCCACCGGACACTACAGCAATCATATTCTGGTTAAAGAACAGGAGACCAGATTTATGGAGAGACAAACACGAAGTAGAACATACTGGGGAAGTTAAACTCACCAAAGAGGAAAGAGCTGAAACAGTCAACCGTATTAGAGGATATTACACCGACCAAAACTGACGATGAGTTAGCTAGGGACGAGAAATTAATTTGTAGTCAAGACCCATTCTACCTAATAGAGAACGGTCTTTTATCTATTAAGACTAAATCTGCTGATTTAATCAGGCTTATTCCTAATTCTGCACAAAAAGCTATCATAGATGCAATCAAATACTACAGAAGTCAAGGCAAGCCTATCAGGATGTGGGTGCTTAAAGCCCGGCAGGAAGGGGTCAGTACGTTGACCGAAGCAATTATATATTCTATCATATCACAGACAGAGAACATCAATGCTCTTATAATGGCAGATGAAAAAGAACACGCATCTAACCTATTTGAAATGAGTAAGTTATACCAATCAGAACTTGAGAAGCACCCCAATAAACATTTAGCACCAACACTAAAGAAATCTAATGAGAAGAAATTAGAATTTGAAGACATGCACTCACAGGTTATAATAGCAACAGCAGACAATACAGATGCAGCACGTAGTCATACATTTCACATCGTACATTTATCGGAGGCAGCTTTCTTTAGAGATTTCAAAGGGGTCATGGGTGGGTTGTCCCAATCTGTACCGGATTTACAGAACACCATAGTTATAGGTGAATCTACAGCAGATGGGATGAATGAGTTTTACGATGAGTGGGTACGGGCAGTACAAGGTAAATCAGACTGGATACCTATGTTCATACCCTGGTACTGGATGGATGAGTATTCAAAACCATTAGAGAACGGATTATATTCCCTGGAAGGAGTTAAATTCACATCAGACATGAGTAAAGAAATATTCATCAAAGACGAATCAGAGCTACAGCACACACATAGCCTAACAGAAGAGCAGTTAAACTGGAGACGTTATTCAATAGTAAACAAATGTCAGGGAGACATAGATATCTTTAACCAGGAATACCCAGCTACATGGCAAGACGCATTTGTAGTATCAGGAAGCAACTTCTTTGACACTAAAGGACTGCAACGCCAAGAAGGAATGAAACAACGTCCTAAAGACAGGGGAGAGATATTTGAAGAGCAGGGTAAATTTATTCTTAGAACATTAGAAGAAGGACGTATAAAGATATATGAAAAACCCCTTAGATACGAACAATATATGGTCACATTAGACCCATCAGAAGCTATAGGTCAGGATGAGGCGAGTATTTTAGTAGGCAACGTTAGAACTAATCGGACTGTTTCTGTAGTGAACGGACAATATACAGTAGGTGAATTAGCACACATGGGTACGATGTTGGGGAACTACTATAACAAAGCATTAATAATACCTGAGAATAATTCATACGGTCATGCCCTATGTCAAGACATATACAAGACTTACGGAAATATATACAGGAGGGTGAGGACATCAAAAGGACACATGGAAAAAACTGAAGAGCTGGGGTTCAATACGAACGTTGTTACACGCCCTCAAATGTTAAGCAGAATGGCGGAAGCGATACGGTTGAACTCAGCTCTCTTATTAGATAAAGACCTCATAGACCAGTGCTGGACATTCGTAATAAACCCGAAGTCCTTAAAAGCGGAAGCCTCTACAAGTAAACAAGATGGGTTAGTTATATGCTTTGCTATTTTCCAGCAAGTACGAGCAGAAAGACCATATCATGCACCTATGAAAGATGTAAAGATTGGGCAGTTTAAACATGAGTTACAAACAGAGAATAGAAACGCTGGGTTTAGTTTCTGATGAACGCAATAGCTGAAATACCTACAAGTGATTTAATAGAAGAGTTATTAGCACGTTGTACCCCAGCTATATTTATAGGCAAGAGAACAGAAGAGTACGATGATGGTGCTAAAGACACAAGTTGGTATCATTATAGGGGAGACTTACATACTTGTTATGGTTTATCACAGGAATTAGCTTCAAGAATACAGGAAGAGATATTACAGGGTAATTTAAACATAGATGATGATAACGAATAGCTCGTGGAATGTTTTAATAATTAAAAGGAGATAATATGGACACTGTAATGACCAGAAGTAAAGAGAAGTTACCAGAAGAACCTACATTATTAATTGACTCAGCTAAGAAGTTATCATTATCAGATGAACAAGAGAAGCGGTTAATCAAAGAGATATACGAGGAGTTTGATAAGATAAAAGCAGAACGTGATAACGAACATCTGGATTCATTCTTTGATACTATGGACAACCAGTATGATGGTAAGATGCCAAGACGTAAGAATGCTATGTTTAATCTTAACGACCCTGTAACAAAGCGTATTCTTAATGACATAGTAGGTTCTATTAGTGATTCTCATTTCACAGTTGACCCTATGATGACTATAACACCAAGACCAGAGTTTGCTAAACGTGATGGATATGAAGTATGCGAGAAGCAATTGGAGTTTGTAGATTCCCGATTAGATGAGAAGATACCATACAAATCAGAGTTTGAATTAGCTGCATTATCAGCAGCACTGAAGAAGGTTGGTATTATCAAATGGATACATAAGATTAAGAAAGAACGTAGAATAGGTATTGAAACATACGTAGGTAAGAATGAAGTTGTAGGACAAGATGAACAAGGACAGCCTATTATAGAGAACAGTGGGATTAAAGAGTTCTTATTGATTCATGGTGAAGAGATGGAAGATAATCAGGCTAAGTTCACAGGTATAATTAAACAATTAATGGATGAAAAGACCGTCAGGTTAGACGTAGAGAAGGATGAAGTAGTATATAATGACCCATGCCCTAAGTTCATAGACAACAAGAACTTCTTTGTACGCTTAAAAACTAACGGATATGAAGGATTATGTGATGCAAGGTTAATAATAGAGAGGGTAAACTATACATATTATGAGTTAAAGAAGCTTGAGAAGGATAATGGGTTCATAAACATAGATGAATTAATCAAGGATGATGAGGGTAAGACACGCCCAGGTGCATATTCTGAAGACTTTGATGTATTAGAATGTACATACTATTTCTCAGAAAGCAACGATGGTGAAAACATTAAGGTTGTAGTCTGGATTGCAGAGAAGAAAAAGATGTATCTCGGTGGTATGCATTATCCCTATACAACATTAGATTGTGTATATATCCCACATTATGTTAAGAAGACTAAGACAGGATTCTATCAGGATGGTATAGCAGAGGATTTAACAGACATACATATCGCAGGTAACGCTATCCTTAACCTTGCCTTAGAAGATGCTTATTTAGCCAACCTGCTGTCTTTAACGCCTATTGTAGAAAGAGACTCAGACGCTGCACAACAGCTATTAAACAAACAATGGACACCTGGTATGCCATTCTATGGTACACGTGGTGAAGTAGGATTTATGTCTGAGACTATGAAGAACCCAGATATACAGAGTTTGTTGATTCTCAAACAAGAGCTATCACGTGCAGGTGATGAAATATCAGGCAGTTCAAGTCTAAGAACAGGGCGTGAAAGCCAGTTAGACCCTAAAGCTCCAGGTAATAAGACTATTGCACTGTTAAAGGAGACACGCAAGAACATCAGGCGTTATGTAGCAGAGTTCTCCAAGGGGTTTAACCAAGACATCAATTCTATTCTAAAGATATACTATGAAATTTCTCAGGAAGACCAGACATACCTACCACGTAACACAGTTATGGTTACCGGAGAGAATCCATTCAAAAACATATCACGTGGTGAGATGATAGCTAAGACTACTATTCAATCACAAGCTCATGCATTTGACTTTGATAAGTTAAATGAGAAAGCTACTGATTTAGCATTATACCAAACCATGATGAATGAGATGTTAGTACAAGGTAATCCAATGGCTAAGTATCACCTAATAAAGACACTTATAAAGGGATGGTCACCGAAGTGGAAGAACAATATTGATAAGATATTGCCACCGATTGAACAATTCCAACAGGGATTAGCACAGGTTGCATTACAGGCTACAGTACAGTATTTTGAACAGACAGCACAGCAAGCACAATTAACAGGACAAGCACCGCAGTTAGACCCAGAGCAGTTGTTAGCACTTATTAAAGACCTACAGTCACGTACTACAAGTACAGTAGAGGCAGAAGTCGAGAGAGCTAAACAAGACCAACAGGGGGGTTAATATGATTATTTTTTGGAGTTTCGTGTTCTTTATCTTATTCTTAGGCATTATGATTGCTAATAGTAGGCATCAAATAAAAGAGTTACAAAGCGAAATAAGATGTATTAGGGCAGATAAAATAGAGTTAGGTTATAAGCATCTCTACCTATCTCAGGATTTCAAATTACTTTGTGAGCATCTTCATGTCAATATAGGTGATGTTTACCCTGCGAGAAGAGTATTCAAGGTTGTTGAGGAGGATAAATGAAGATACTCATTGTGTTAGCGATTCTATTATCAAATGTATGTTTTGCATACGAATCAACTGAACAGATTTACATTGGTAGTCAAGAATATGATGGTTACACAACGTGGTATGTAGAGCCTGATACAACAGATTATACCTATATCCCTAAATGGGAACAGTCTACAGTTATTGATTTAGATGGTGTAAGGTTCATCTATGAAGAAGAGGAATATGACAATCTTAAAGACCTAATAGAACATCTTATTAACCAGATAGAATCATTGAGGGCTACACAATTATGAGAAATCCATTTAGTTTCAACAAAGTATCTCCGGAAGAGAACAGAGTTATTGAGAAAGAATTAAGAGAGATTGAACACAGGACAAAGGAAGCAGTAGAGACAGCACAGGCTTGTTTAGATACAGAGACATTCCAAAAATACGTAGCAGTATATCAAAGAACAGAACGACATTTAATTGACGCTGGTATATACACAAAGATAACAGAACCTAATCAATACAATGCATTATGCAGAACAATATTCTCAGAGTTAAAGGTGTTGAGAAAGCTATTGGATAATGTACGTGGAGATGCTCAATAAGGAGGTAATTATGGCAGCAAGAAAAGGTAGTTGTGGCGGAACACCAAGAGTAGGAAAGAAAGGCGACCCTAAACCAGCTAGAGGTGGTAGAGGAAGAGCTAGTGGTAGTGGTGCAGGAAGAGGGCGTGGTCGTGGTACAGGGAGAAGGAACGCAAGGTGAGTAAATATCCAATATTTGATAATCTGGATAAAGCGTCAAAATTCGCAAAGAAAGAAGCTGTTCGTATTAAGAAACAAAAGGATAACTTCGAGATTACAACTATGGCGAATGAAGAAAGGGTTAAACACCTTAGATATTATATTAGATTATTTGGTATGTCAGAAGTCAAGAACAAGAAGTATGCAGTATTACTTGATTTGATAACAATAGGTTATCCGATAAAGACAGTGGCAAAGATATTCAAAGTACCTGTATCTAAATTTGCTAGATTAGAGATTGAAGCTATGAGCAGATTCAAGGACTTTGCAAACGAATTACAAGATAAGGGGACACCACTAATTGCGAGAATTAATTAAACTTATTCTTGGAGTAGGCATTTTATGGTTATTTGTATGTACTGTAATAACTATCATCATGCGTTGTTTAGGAGGCTAAATGGAAGAAAGACGCTGTTATGATTGTAAGAAGTTATTATTCAAAGAGACACCGGGAGCAATAAACATTGAGAAAGGAGTACACGCTTCTCGTGATAGTAATTCATTAGGAATATATATTAAATGTCCCAGATGTGGTTGGTTGAATACAATATTTTATACTCATGTAGTAGGAGAAGGAATAAATAAGTATTGACAGAATAGTAGTTCTGTGGTATATATAGTATAGTTCTTTTTACGATACACAACATATAGTAGAAGCTCACTTGAAGCTCATATCTAACGGTATGGGCTTTTTTTATTAACCAACAGACACCCGATTATTCGGCTCTAAAGGAGAAGACATGGTTGAAAAAGTAATTGAGAAAGTAGAAGTGACAGAAGATAACGTAGAGGATATTGCATTAGCAGAGTGGAAAAAAGAACAAGCTGATAAGGAAGGTAAAACAGTAGATGAAATTACAGACCCCGGAAACATTGAAGTTATTGAAACGAAAGAAGAAATCACAGAAGAAGACGATACAACAGACGATGATACGCCACCTGATGATACTAAATCAGATGATGAACTCTTAGAAGCTAAGGAAGAAGATTTATCTGATGATGAAAAGACACGCAAAGAAGTAGTTGTTAAATTAAAAGCAGAAGAATTACATAAAGAAGAAGATTTACTGTTAGCTAAACCAGAAGATGAACTAACAGATGAAGAGAAACCACTGCTCGTTGAAATAAAAGAGAAGCGTGATAAAGAAGATAAAGAAGCTTTTGAATTATCAGTAAAAGAATACGCAGAACTTTCTAAACTTCCTGAAGATGAGGCAAGGAAAGACATGGAGAGCATCCATAAAATCAGGGACAAGTACAAAGGAGACCCAGTTGAGCTGGCTAAAGCCTACCTCAATATCCAGAGACTTAACTCCCAGAAGGATGCCAAGATTAAGGGTTTAGAGGAACAGCCTGTACAGCAGAACGTAGATTGGAAACATACTATTAATTCTAATGCTCTGATTATGGATGGCAAGAAACATACCAGAGAAGAAGCTATTAATAGGTATCGTGAAGCCTACCCTGATGTGACAGACCCACTCGAAGACGATGCTGTAGTCGCTTTAATGGCGAAGGACTGTGAGGTTATATCTGCTAAAGAGCAGGAAGCCAAAACAGGTCAGTTAAAGACAGACGCAGACGTTAAAAGAACCAAAATCCTCGATGAGCTTCCTGAAGCCGATAAGGTCTATAAGGATGAGATTCAAGACTTGATTAAGGGGTATTCACCTCGTGCTATTTTGCATGAGAACTTTAATATTCAAGAATTAGTCTATTGGGCTAAGGGGCAGAAGTTTGACTCTAAGATTAAAGAACTCACAGACAAGATTGAGAGTACAAAGAAAGAATATTACAAATTAGGTCAATCTAATAGTAAAGTTAAGACAGTAGGTATAGAGGGTAGTAATAAAACCAAAGCAAAGGGTACTATATCATTAACAGACGAAGATAAGAATGAAGCTTGGATGATGTTCCCCGATGCTAAGGATGATAATGAATGTTATGAGTTATATGCCGATGTAATGAAGTACAAAAAGGCAATAACTAAAACAAAGGAGTAGATAAAATGGCAGCAAGATTGAAATTTGGTTGGATTAGAGGTGGAAAAACCTCTTTTGTATTACCGATGGGTGCAAGTGAACAACTCTATGCAAAGAGTGGTCGTTTTGTAACAAACGATGCTTCTGGTCGTGGAGAGGTTGCAGGTGCAGCTTCTACAGCTCTTCAAGGTTTTGTTGAAGGTGCAACCCAGACTTGTAGTTCAACGGAAGGCGGCACTAAGTTAAATTGTATCATTGATACAACAGCTATATTCAGAGTTCCCCTTGCTTATGATGGTTCAGCTTATACTGTGAACTATTCTTCAGCATTACTTGGTGAACTTTGTGATTTAGTTACAATAGATGGTACTCAGTATGTTAATCCTACAGCAGTAACAAATGAGAACGTTAGGATTGTTGGTGGTAAAGCGATGTCAACAGCTGGTACAGCAGCTATGTTAGCTGGGATAGTAACAGGTACAGAAGGTCTCTGCTTAGGCGATGGTTATGTTGATGTAATGATTAACCCAACAGAACTGTATGAAGTAGCTGTAGGTGCTTAATAAAAATAAAGTGGGGTGAACCCACTAGATAAAAGGAGTTAAAAAATGCCAGGTGTAAGATTAGATAATACTTCATTATACGCTAAAGATATGTACAAAGCTGCATACGAGGTAATTAATGAAGCAGACACTATGTATGATAAAATTTTCAAAGTAGTATCAGGAGTAAACGGTGCTGGAGATAAAAGCACTCAGCTCCTGGGTTTAGGAGACATTAAGAAACATGATGCAGAAGGCGAAGACATCGACTTCGAGAGTCCTACAGAAGGTTGGAGTTACTATGTGAAGTATTACACTTTCTCAGGTGGTCTTACATTGACCTATGAGGCAGTTCAGGATACTGTAAAACTTGGTAATCTCTTGAAAGACCTTGCAAAGACTTGGCAAGCCAGTTCAATAGATAAGAAAGAAACTTATTGTGCTGGAGTGTTTAATGATGGCGGTACACTTTCTGGTGATGATGTGTTTAATGGTTCACACACAGGTCAGACAGATTCAAGTGGTAAATTACTTTATGATAGTATTCCTATGTTCACATTAAGTGGAAACGAATACACACATAAGGGTGGCGGAACATACTATAACTCAGTTGCAGGTCTTTCATTAGACCCTGACAATTTTGAGACTATTTATATTCTCCACAAAGCAACAAATAACAGAAGTGAATTAGACAGACCTACGAAGGCAGTATGTGATACATTACTTACCCTTCCAGGTGCAGATGCGTTAATGGCAAGAAGAATTTTAAAGACTTCTGAATCTATGGGCTTAGCAGGTACACAGTTAAATGATTTGAACATCTATGCTAATTTAGCAGAACCTATGGATTGGGATTACCTCACAGATACTGGAGCTTTCTATCTTGGGAAAAGACAGAGTGATATGATTCAATTCCATTCAAGACAGAAGCCACTCATCAAATTCTTTGAAGATAAAAATAACAACGGATATAAAGCGTCATTTGTCGAAAGATATGGAATCTTAGTCAAAGGACGTCCCTGGACAAGAGGCGGAGGTTCATCAGCAGCATGAGCAATTTTCCTCATATTAAGTTTGGTCGTTGCGAACGTTGTGGTAGGACTGGGTTAGAAGATGGAGAGAAACTTTCCGGATATGAACTCACGTACTATCAAGGACAATGGCTCGGTCAGCTTTGCATTAATGAGTTGGAAGATATTGCAGTTGATGATATTAAGCGGGAACGTTTAATAGAAGAAGAAGCCTTCAGGGAATCCGCAGGATTTACGAAGTAAGGAGGATAATATGGTTGACAGACCAAAAGGTGTAGTAGTTACGGAAGAAGTAGTTGAGGATATGCCTCAAGAAATGAAGACGAAAACACCTGCGAAAAAGAAATCTATGAACGATTTCATATCTCAGAAAAAGCAAAAGGAACAAGAAGCATCCGTACAGCGTTCTGATGATTGGGACACAGTACAAGTTCCTGATGGTAAAAAAGAGAAAGCAGCCTTTCTGAAACAAATTCAAGAAGAGAGGCGACTCAAAGGCTATGACCCTAAGACTAACGAAGCTTTGGTCTTGAAATCTGAGTCCAGGAAAAGAATTGATAGTGTAAGTAAAAAGGAGGAGTTATGAAAAGGTACTTCAAATTTCTACCTATTATTGTAGTTATTCTGTTTTCTGCAACGACTGTTTTTGCAGGGATAGAATCTACGATAGGTGGGAGTGGTACATTAAAAAATTACCGTTGGAAGGTTGAAGACGGTGACATAGTCCCTGCTGATGATTCTGCTTATGATATAGGTGAAACAGGTAAAGAGGTTCAAGCTATTTACTCTGATGCTTTTATTTTAGGTGGAGTATCAAAGTCAAGTTGGGGTTCGGTTGTCTCTCCGTTTGAGGATGATGGAACTACGACTACTTTGACTTCAGCACCAACTAAGTTCATTTTGACTCATGCTACAGGCGTGTCAACATTTTCTGGCTATATAGCCGGTGCTGCTGATGTCGTTCTTGAAAATGGTCAAATTATAGATGGTGGGACGAACGAGGCTATTAAATTAACAGAAAACTCAGATACTTTATCCATTGGTTTTGATGGAGATGATATTTCATTAACTGCAACTAATGGAAGTATTGAATTAATACCAGAAACAGATGCAACCGAAGGAACTATTGATTTAATGGCTGCTGGAGATACAGATGATTATATCCAAATCTCAACAACTACTAATCAACCTTTGATTAATTTTGTTGGTTGTGATGGTTCAATCACAGCTTCTGGTGGAGATATAAGTTTCGGTGACGAGAATATAGTAACTACTGGTACTTTAGGTGCTGGTGCTTCTAGTCTCGGTGCTGTTACTGCAACATCTTTTATTATTAGTGATGATACTCTTGATGTAGTGGTTGATGACCAACTTAGATTTGCTTCTAATGATGAAGAAACAACTATTGAAGCTCTTGGATATACAGGTAAAGATGCAGTCTTACAGCTCACCACAGACTTAGGTGCAGATGCTGGAGATAAAATCCAATTAGTTTCTGACCACGCAACTAACAGTTTATTTTTCACAAGTGATACTGCAGTTAAAGATACTCATGCAACTATCCTCACATTGTCAAAGGTTGGTATAATCACAACTACAGGCGATGTTCAGGTAGTTAATGATTCTGCTACAACTGATGCAGTTCAAGATGTGTTAAAACTTACATCATCTTCTACTGGAACTGGTGCTGCTGGATTGGGTGCTGGAGTAGTTTTCCATATAGATGATATAGGTGGTATTGAAGAACAGGCTTCTATAGATGTTGCTTTGACTACTGCTACAGATGGTGCTGAAGATACAGACGTGATTATATCTCAGAACACAGCTGGTGCAATAGCTGAAACACT